CACGCGGCCCTTCTGCCGCAGGCCAACCACCACGCCCGACGGATCCAACGTCCGGTCATCCGATAGGTCACCATCGACCACCTTGAACCCGTGCCACGTCTCCGGCAACGGCTTGCCCTTGCCCACCGCGAACGGCATCGCCACGTTCCCGTCGCCCTTGAGGATCCCCTCAAGGTACTCATCGGGCGTGTGCGCTGGCTCCTTCGCCGAGTAGGTCAAGTGATACCCCGGCATCGGCTCCCGATCCTCCGGCCGCCACGCCGTGTAGTCATACATCCGCACATCCTGCGAGATCAGATACTCCATCGCCCCCGGCGCGATCAACTCCCAGCGGATATCGCTCACCGTGTTCAGCCGCAGGCTCACCTTCCCATGCTTACGCTGCGCCGCAGCGATCTCCGAGCCGATCAGCACGCCAGCCTCATACGGATGCGCCAACACAAAACCCGTTCGCACATTCCGCGCATGCTGCACGCTCGACAGCACACCCTTGCCCGAATTCGGGCCGAGGCACGCCGCAGCGCAACCCTTCGACGCCATCGGGCACAGATTCACCGTGCGGCCCAGAAACGACACCGGCAAGCCCCGCGCCGGTGTGAGCATCAGCCCATACGCGGCCCGCTCACTCTTGCCCAGCTTCGGCTGCGAACCCGGATCCGTCAGGATCGGGCCAGCAGTCTTCAAGCCGTGCCCCTGCCGATAGGCCAGCCACACGGCTCGAGCAGCGCGGATCTCCACACCCTCGAAACCCCGAACCATCCCGAGACCGATCTGGCCCTCGAGCCTCTTCTCCACGAACGTCAGTGCCTTCGTGGTCACCCTCTTACGCATGATTCTCCCTTCCTGCCGTGTCCATCACGGCAGCGGAAGGCCGGAGCAACGCCCCGACCTACCACTATTCTGCGATGGCCCTCACGCATCCTGCGATTCACGAGTACACGCGCCATTCAAAGCCAGCAGCCCAATAGCCACCAGACTCGGAACACCAGTACGCGCCCTCTCCATAGCCAGCGCACGCTCCTGCTCCGTCACCGCACACTTCACGATGCAATTGCACATGATCAATCACCCTTCCGAACGGCAGACCATCCGCCGATCTCTACCACCATCACAACACGCCCCCCATACATCCTGCATTCACCCCCTCCCCCCAGCACCGGACTGTGCCCCGCCGGACGCCGCGTAGGGGGCGGGGGCGCGTGTGCCTAGCCCTCATACTTGCTAGGAAGTACGCGATCCGCTCGACCCCCGGATGCTTAAGTGCCCCGCCCCCACGCGGGTATGTAGTCCTGTCGAAAATTTTCACCAGATGTGTGGGGGTGGGGTTTGGTGTGGTTTTTTTGGGGTGTGAATGTGGACGTTTCGGACATTCTTTAAAGTTTTTTTGCTGTAGGTATTGATATTGACCCTATTTCTAGCCCTCTTACTAGATAGAGAGTGTTTTTATGCTCACCCCTTAGGCAGCCCCTTAAGGGCTGCCGTCGGGGTTCGCTGTTTTTTAAGTAACTCGGGTGGAGTGTCTTTGGCGACTGGCCTCCTTTTTTGCTCCTTTGGAGGGTGAGTGGATCGCAAGGCGCGGAAGGTGGAGGAGCAACCTCGTCGCCGGGTGGCTCCTGAGGTTGCTGAAGCTGAGTTGATTGATCTTGTCCGACAGGGTCGGACGATTGAGCAGGGTTTGAAGGTTATCCGGCGGTCGAGATCATGGTATGAGTCTCGCCGCCGGGATAGTGCGGATTTTGCTGCGCGAATGGATTCTGTGCGACTGGGTCGTGTGGACGCGAGCCGGGAGGCTCGCGAGTCGGATATTGGTTTTGCTGAGTTCAGTGAGCGGTATTTGTTCACGAAGGTGTGGCCGCATATGCAGAATGTGGCTGACTTGTTGGAGGGCCGTGAACCCGGTTGGGTTCACGACTCGATGGTGTATGAGAAGGGCACGGCTGGGCTTTCTCGCCTTTTGGTGAATGTGCCGCCGAATCATGCGAAGAGCATGACGATCACGATTAATTATGTGACGTATCGGATTGCGAAGGATCCGAACATCAATGTGTTGATTGTGTCGAAGACTCAGGAGCAGGCGAAGAAGTTCCTGTATGCGATTAAGCAGCGGTTGACGCATCCTCGTTATGCGGATATGCAGTTTGCGTTTGGGCCAGCGGATGGCTATAAGGCCACCGCTGACCAGTGGGCTGCTAATAAGATTTATTTGGGCGGGGATGCACGCGATTCCGGGGAGAAAGACCCGACGGTTGAGGCATTGGGCGCAGGTGGGGCCATCTATGGTTCGCGTGCGAATTTGATTGTTCTCGACGACGTGGTGACCCTGTCGAACGCGGGGGAGTGGGAGAAGCATCAGGACTGGATTCGGCAGGAAGTGGCGTCCCGCCTTCCTCCGAATGGCGGCCAGTTGCTGGTGGTGGGTACGCGGGTTGCTCCGATTGATTTGTATCGGGAGCTGCGGAACCCTGAGCATTACACGGATGGGAAGATTCCGTGGACGTATTTGGCGATGCCTGCTGTTCTTGGCTACGGGGAATCTCCCGACGAGTGGGAGACGTTGTGGCCGAAGTGTGATATTCCCCTGTCGGAGGGTGACCTTCCTGATGAGGATGGTTTCTTTGAGAGGTGGAGTGGGCCGCGTTTGAGTGTGGTCCGCAACGAGGTTGGTCCCGGCAAATGGTCGCTGGTGTACCAGAATCTCGATATTGCCGAGGATGCCATTTTCGACCCGGTATGCGTCAGGGGCGCAGTTAATGGAATGAGGAAGCCGGGGCCGTTGGTGTCTGGGGCGGCTGGTCACCCTGCTGAGAGCAGCAACTTTTATCGGGTGATTGGGATTGACCCTGCGATGGCGGGGGAGACTGCTGCTGTCGCGTATGCGGTGGATCGGCGCACGAATAAGCGTTACGTCTTGGACGTGAACATCATGTCTGCGCCGACTCCTGCCGCGATTCGTGAGTTGATTTATTCGTGGGCGGACAGGTTTAAACCGCATACGGTGATTGTCGAGTCGAATGCGTTCCAGTTGTTTTTGACGCAGGATGAGGAGATCCGATCTTTCTTAGCGAATCGGGGTATCGCGTATCGCCCTCATCACACGTCCACGAACAAGTCGGATCCAGATTTTGGTGTTGCTTCTCTTGCGCCGTTGTTTGGGTCGAAGACGAAACGTGAAGGTCAGGAGACCTTCAAGCATGCTGGCGATCATCTGCTGGAACTGCCGGATACGAGCAACTTTGAGAACATTAAGAAACTGATTGAGCAGTTGATCACTTGGCGTCCGGGTGTGAAGGGCAGCAAGTTGAAGATGGACGCCGTGATGGCGTTGTGGTTTTGCGAGATTGTGGCGCGGGAAGTGTTGACGCAGTCGGCGGGGGTTTCGCAGTTCCTCCCGAATCAGTTCGCTTCCCGCAGTGACGTGGATGCACGTTATGTGATTTCTCTTGACGAGCTGGCAACGGCTCAAACAGTTGGAAGGCTGTAAATGACCAATTACGCGGCACGGTTCGATGCGATCCGTAAACGCAACGCGGAACGCGACCGGCGTATGCGTGAGGTTGCTGCTGTGCGTGCTGGGCACGCGGAGCAGGTTTTTCCGGGTTTGTTCCCTGAGGGCATGTGGTCGAAGCCAATTGTCGCGAACATGATCGATGTTGTCGCGAAGGATCTAAGCGAGCAGGTGGGTGTTCTGCCGTCGATCACCGCTTCGGGTGATTCGACGTTGGATGAGAACGCCCGCACGAAAGCCGATAAGCGCACAAAGATCGCTAACTATTATGTGGCTGCGTCGAAGATGAGTACGAATCTTATTCGTGCCGCCGACCAGTTCATCACTTACGGGTTTGTGCCGCTGCGCGTGGAACCGCACTTTAAGGATCAGCGGCCTCACATTCATGTGGAGTCCTGCGAGGGCGCATATTTTGACATGGATCGCTTCGGCGACATGCAGGTGTACTGCCATGTGTTCTTGCGTAAAGCAGGCGATTTGGCGGCGATGTTCCCTGAGCATGCCGACAAGATCTTGAAGCAGGGCATGTTTAACCGCATCGACGAGTCGTCGATGATTGAGGTTGTCCGCTGGTACGACAAGGACACCTCGGTGATGTTCCTGCCGGAACGGGAGGGGCTGGTTCTTGCACGGTCGGAGAACAAGATCGGTCAGGTTCCCGTCGTTATCGCGTTGCGACCGTCACTCGACGGTGAGGCACGCGGCCAGTTCGATGACGTACTGCCTGTATACGCGGCTAAGGCTCGACTCGCGCTGCTGATGATGGAGGCGACACAGAAAAGTGTCGAGGCTCCGTTGGCGTTACCGCAGGATGTAACGCAACTTAGTATAGGACCGGATTCTGTTATCCGTTCTAATACTCCTGAGAAGATTCGGCGTATCCCGTTGGATGTGCCGAGCATGTCGTTCGCTGAAAACAACCTGCTGTCCGAGGAACTTAAGTTCGGTACTCGTTTCCCAGAGTCAAGAGCAGGGCAAGCGGACGGGTCGATTGTGACAGGGCAGGGCGTGAAAGCCCTGCAGGCTGCTTTCGATTCACAGGTTAAGACCGCCCAGTCGATTATGGGTGCGACGCTTGGAGAGGCTGTGTCTCTCGCGTTGGCCGTCGACGAGGCGTACTTCGGTGATGTGCAACGCGAGGTCTCTGCCACCGCTAACGGCGTTCAGTACAAGTTGAAGTACAAGCCATCAGCCGACATTAAAGGCAACTATGGTGTGACCATTAGCCACGGTTTGATGGCTGGTCTTGACCCCAACCGTTCACTGATTTTCGCGTTGCAGGCTCGCGGCGACAAACTCATTTCCCGTTCGTTCACTCGACGGAACCTCCCGATTTCGCTGAATGCTTCCGAGGAGGAGCAGGCGATTGACATGGAGGAGATGCGTGACTCGCTGAAGGCTGGAGTCGCGTCGATGGCTGCAGCGATCCCGCAGATGGCTGCTCAGGGCCAGAACCCGATGGAGATCATCCGCCAGTTGGCGACGGTGATTGATGAACGGAAGAAGGGCACGGCTCTTGAGGATGCCGTG